ACATGGCGGATGCCTTTGAGCGAGTCGCTAATGGCAGCCTTAAGCGACTAATCATCAATATGCCTCCCCGCCATACCAAGTCAGAGTTTGCTTCATATCTGTTTCCCGCTTGGTATCTAGGGAAATATCCTCATAGAAAGATTATTCAAACCGCCCACACAGCAGAATTAGCAACGAATTTCGGTCGTAAGGTCAGAAACTTAGTAGCAACCCCAGACTACCAAAACATATTTACCACCAAACTATCGTCAGACAGCAAGGCGGCAGGTCGTTGGAACACCAACAAAGGCGGAGATTACTTTGCGATTGGTGTCGGTGGAGCGGTAACGGGTAAAGGTGCGGACGTCCTCATTATTGACGACCCCCATTCCGAGCAGGAGGCGATGCAAGGAAACCCCGCAGTCTTTGATCGGGTCTACGAATGGTACTCATCAGGTCCAAGACAACGACTCCAGCCAGGCGGATCCATCATTATCGTAATGACCCGCTGGTCAAAGAGAGATTTGACTGGACAGATCCTCAATAACTCCATTAAACGAGAAGGAGACGACTGGGAACAGATCGAGTTTCCTGCCATCATGCCGTCTGGCAAGCCTTTGTGGAAAGAGTTCTGGAGTCAAAAAGAACTAGAAGCCATTAAAAATGAGATCCCAGTTAGTAAATGGGAAGCCCAATACCAGCAAAACCCGACCTCCGAAGAAGGAGCCATTATTAAACGGGATATGTGGAAGATCTGGGAGGATGACGAACCGCCAAAATGTGAGTTTATTATCCAATCTTGGGATACCGCTTTTGAAAAGAACAATAGGGCGGACTACTCCGCCTGCACGACTTGGGGAGTCTTCTATAAAACAGACTCCGATGGCTTTGATACCACCCATATTATCCTTTTGGACGCCTTCAAAGAACGTCTAGAGTTCCCAGATCTAAAGAGAAAAGCCCTAGAACTGTATAAGGAGTGGGAACCCGATGCCCTGATTGTGGAGAAAAAAGCCGCTGGTGCGCCCCTCATCTATGAGATGCGTAGGATGGGAATCCCATTACAGGAATATACACCGAGCAAAGGCTCTGATAAGATAGCCCGTGTAAACGCTATATCTGATCTATTTGCTTCAGGTTTTGTCTGGTGTCCTGACAGGCGTTGGGCAGAAGAAGTTATGGAAGAATGTGCTTCTTTTCCCAATGGCGAGCATGACGACCTTGTAGACTCCACCAGTCAAGCTTTGTTAAGATTTCGTCAGGGAGGGTTTATCCGTTTAAACTCGGATGAAGAAGATAAATTTATGCCACGCAAGAAAGTAGCATATTACTAGGAATCATTATGATTGAAAAAAGTCTTTACCAAGCCCCTGTTGGATTAGATTCTATCCTTGAAGAAGATCCTATTGAGATTGAGATTGAAGATCCAGAATCCGTAACAATTGGTATTGGCGGTATGGAGATTAAAATTGAACCTGCCGAACCGTCCGATGAAGACTTTGATGCCAATCTAGCTGAATACATTAACGAAAAAGATCTAACTGAGATAGCAGGCGACTTACTGAGCGATTTTGAAGACGACATCTCCGCTCGCAAAGACTGGATTCAGACCTACGTAGACGGTCTAGAGTTGTTGGGAATGAAGATTGAAGAACGGACAGAACCTTGGGAAGGAGCCTGTGGCGTTTATCACCCCCTCCTTTCCGAAGCCTTAGTTAAATTCCAAGCTGAAACTATTATGGAGACCTTCCCTGCGGCAGGTCCTGTTAAGACCGTCATTCTTGGAAAAGAAACACCTGAGAAGAAAGACGCTGCCCAGCGGGTTCAGGACGACATGAACTATCAACTGACAGACGTAATGGTTGAATACCGACCAGAGCATGAGCGGATGATTTGGGGTTTAGGACTGGCAGGAAACGCCTTTAAAAAAATCTACTTTGACCCTGCACTAGATCGTCAAGTCTCGATGTTTATCCCTGCTGAGGACATCGTAGTGCCTTATGGAGCCTCTAGTCTTCAGTCTTCTCCTCGTGTAACCCACGTTATGCGAAAGACCGAGAACGAAATCAAACGATTGCAGTTTGCAGGCTTTTACAGGGATTTAGAACTTCAAGAACCCAGCGGTACTTTAGACGAAGTCGAAAAGAAAATTGCTGAAAAGATGGGTTTTAAAGCAACTTCAGACGATCGTTACAAGCTTTTGGAAATGCACGTAGACCTAGATTTGCCTGGTTATGAAGACAAAGACAAGGACGGAGAACTGACTGGCATCGCCCTACCGTATGTTATAACGATTGAAAAAGGCACTCAAGAAGTCCTATCAATCCGCAGAAACTGGAGACCCGAAGATGATACTCATCAAAAAAGGAATCATTTTGTCCATTATGGATATGTGCCAGGCTTTGGTTTTTATTGTTTTGGGCTTATCCACCTTGTCGGTGCTTTTGCTAAGTCTGGTACTTCTCTTATCCGACAGCTTGTGGACGCAGGCACATTGGCGAATTTGCCAGGTGGCTTTAAAACAAGAGGTCTGCGAGTTAAAGGAGACGATACCCCGATTGCCCCAGGTGAGTTTAGAGACGTTGACGTACCGTCAGGAGCAATAAAAGACAACCTAATGACGCTGCCCTATAAGGAACCAAGCCAAGTCTTGTATTCCTTACTAGGGACTATCGTAGAAGAGGGACGCAGATTCGCTTCTGCTGGAGATATGAAGGTCGCTGATATGTCGGCTAACGCCCCTGTCGGCACGACTCTAGCCATCCTAGAGCGGACTCTCAAAGTCATGAGTGCGGTACAAGCCCGTATTCATTACTCGATGAAGCAGGAATTGGGTCTTCTAAAGGACATTATTTGTGATTACACACCCGAAGAGTACAACTATGAGCCTGAAGAGGGCAGTCGCAAGGCAAAGAAGAGCGACTACGACATGGTTTCGGTCATTCCAGTCTCTGATCCAAATGCGGCAACGATGGCGCAAAAGATCGTACAGTACCAAGCAGTACTCCAACTGGCTCAAAATGCGCCTCAGATCTACAATCTCCCGCAATTACACCGACAAATGCTAGATGTGTTGGGAATTCGCAACGCTCAGAAGCTAATTCCACTACAAGATGACCAAAAACCCAAGGATCCCGTCACAGAAAACATGGGTGTCTTGACTAACAAGCCTCTAAAAGCATTTATTTACCAAGATCATGAGTCTCATATCATTGCTCATACCAATTTTATGAAAGATCCTCTGACGGCTCAGGTTATTGGGCAGAATCCACAGGCTCAACTCATGGGTGCGGCTTTAAATGCCCATATAGCCGAGCATTTTGGCTTTAAGTACCGTCAGATGATGGAACAGCAGCTAGGCGCTCCCTTGCCGTACCTTAAAGAGGATGACGAAACAATCCCAGAAGAGTACGAAGTCCAGCTTTCTAGGCTGGTGGCTCAAGCCTCTGCTCAGTTGTTACAACAAAATCAAGCTCAGATGGCTCAACAACAAGCCCAGCAACAGGCGCAGGATCCAATTATTCAAATGCAACAGCAAGAACTCCAAATCAGAGCGCAAGACGTACAAAGAAAAGCTCAAAAAGATCAGGCAGACATCCAGCTCAAGCAAGAGCAGATCAGCGTTGAGCGGGAGAGGATTGCCGCCCAAGTGGAGATGGAAGGCAATAAGGCAGGAATTAAAATGGCTGCCGAAAGAGACAAACTAGACCGTAGCAGTGAGCTAGAAGCAACAAAACTCGGTGTTGATATTGCCAAATCAAGGAATAAACAATGACAGAAATAGAAATTTTAATGGGTCAGATAGATGACAAAGCTGACCAATTAAAGGATGCTGTGGTGGTCGGAAACATGGATCACGTACAGTATCAACGAGTTTGCGGGGAGATTAGAGGTCTGCTCATTGCAAAAGGTTACATATTAGACCTCAAAGACAAAATGGAGAGAATGAATGACTGAATTACTAATCGGATCGACCACCGATAATGTAAATGATGTGACCGTACTGCCTGAGACGGACGAAGAGAAGGCAAAACAACTACCCAAACCCTCTGGATATCGCATTTTATGTGCCATCCCAGACGTGGAGCGGGAGTATGAAGGCGGCATCATAAAGACAGACGAAGCTGTCCGATTTGATGAACTTTTAACAACAGTCCTATTTGTAGTTGATTTAGGGCCTGATTGCTATAAAGACA